CTCTAGCAATTCTTCGCGATGTGATGTGCCACGCTGGCGGGTCCGCGCTTCCAGCTTGGCAAGTCGTTTTTCAATCGTCATCTTCGCACCCATGCTTCCGCCTTAGCGCGGCCAAAACGCGGGCTTGCATAGCACGCAATGATTCTGTTTCCGGCTTCTGTTTGCCGTCGCGCTGGGCTTCTAGTCGCGCAAGTCGTCTATCAAGCGCCATTGCCACCACCTTCTAGCGCGGTCACGCGGGCTTCCAGTTCGGTCGTTTCCAGCGTGCGCCGGTAGGTTTCCACCAATGCCATGATATGCGCACCTTCTTGCGGGGTCAGATCGCCCATTGCCACCGCATCCAGCACAGCGCCCGCCGCCTTGGCTGCATCGGCTGCCGATTGCATGGGTGGCAGGTCGAAGCTTACAGGCGCATCACGCCGGGGCGGGGCTATCCGTTCCAAGCATAGGCGCAAAGCTGCCCCGTCGCCTGCCAGCGCCATGTCCACCGCCTTGCGGGTCAGGGCTTCGGCTTCACCATCCAGCAGGGCCAGCGCCGCTTGCGTTGCCTTGTGGCGGGTGCCCTTGGGCTTGCCGGGGTTGCCGGGGCCAAAGGTGCCATCCGTATTTCGCCCGTTTTTACGGTCGGTCATAGCTGCACCCCCGCCGCTTCAAAGCCGCGCATGATTGCCAGAAGGTCGGCATTCGACATAGCGCCGGGATAGGTGCCTGCGTCCAATGCGGCTTCGATCCGGGCGCAAAGGTCCGGGGGCAGGTCGAGCGCCACGCCCGCGAAGGGTTGCGCGGGGCGGGCTTGTTCCAGCTTGGCCAGTCTATTGCGTAGCTTCATGGCGAGCAAAAATCTGTTTCAGGTCATGCGGGCCGGTGTCATCTGTCAGCGCTGAAAGAAGTTCTGCAACCAAGGCGGGGCATGGCTGCACATGCACCCTGCGCGCTGGGCGGGATTGTTCAAGCCGGGTAATGCGGGGGCGGATACCTGCCATTTGCTAACCTGCAAAGCCTACTTTGCAAAGTAACATAGATCGCTCTACGAACAAGGCTATAAGACCTGCCCTAAGAGCCAACAAGTATCACTGCGGCAATTCTAAAAACGAAAAGCCCCCGAGGCACACTCGGGGGCCAGCGTAATCATGGTCCGACCTTCTTAAGCGCAATTCTTAAGTTTAAGGCTCGTTTTCAACGAACTGTAAGCATCAGAAGCTGTCTCCGCAGGTTGGCGAAGGGCACGCTTAACCGATGCATCGTTCTTCCAACGATTCACTCGGGCCTCATGACGTTCTTTCGCGCCTTTCATCAGCGCAATCTGAGTGTCTCGATCTAGTGGCGCAGTGCTCATGTCAGCTCTCCTAGCTAAACGCAGTATAAAACAAATAGTGCCGAATCGTCAAGATTCAGCCGGATTCCGCTTCATCAGCCAGATTTCAGTGCCATGGAATGCATTGCCGCGTCCAGCCTGAAATCCCATGACTCGGATTGCATCACAAATAACCTCATATTTGCGCAACGCTTTCGGCGGCAAGTTGGGTGTCACTGTCATCATGTAGAGTGTTTCCACCTCCAGCATCGCTGGCATCGCCAGCATTTCCTGCAAAATTGAACATATGCATGACAATGCGGTTTTTCTATGTTCGCCCTTCAAAAAGCGTTTGGTCTGTAAGCCATCACTGCACCAGTTGTCCCCTTCGTTTGGCACCGCTTCAATAACGTCAAAGCTAAGCTCGCGACCGTCAATGCCTGTCGGGTCCATGGTAATCCCAATCTGCCCCCAGCAACTTCGGCCCAAATCACATGCGCAGTTGAAGAAAGGATCGCTAGAAAAAGCGCATCTTCTAGTGCCAGAACACGAAGCTTTTGATCCGGTAGAATATCCTTGGAGAGAAAGCTAAAGGTTCTGTGCTTCGCAGTTTCTACCGTAGCAATATAGCGTCCTAGCCCAGATAATGCTCGCCTCATCCCGTGGCGCGCTTCGCCATAGAGCCACCACTTTTCCCTATGCCCGCGCCTCGCAACCTGCATTCGTGCAGGTTTAACCGTATCAGAAACGCGCTGATATAGTGCCGGATACTTTGCCCGCGCCTCATCTTCGCCAAGGCCAAAAAAGTCTATAATCAACCTGTCAGCCTTGCCACAGATCAGGTTGCTACCGTTCATGTAGGGGCGAATTACGTCTGGAAGCGAAGAAACACTAAAGCCCCAATCCCGCGCCTCTTGCTTGGAAATGACGAAACCCATGCCGACCGGGATAACACCCATAAAACCTAGATCATGGTTGGCTTTCAAAGGTTGGCTTCCGGCCACGTCTGCACCAATGCGCAAATTGGCGAATATCTTGCCCTTTTGAATATCGAAGGTGACGCGCCGCCCATCCGCCTCTGGCCCGGCCTTGCTTTCCTCTGCCACGGTCAAAAGCCGCCCGGTCGCCTTGCTACTTTCCGCAACTGTCATGGCTATGCGCACCGCCGCGCCCTCGCCTGCATCCACCCAAGGGTGATCGGGAATGGCGAAGGTCAGCGAAAGCCCAGTTTTCGGGTCTGCCAGATGCGGTTCCAAAACTCTGCGATTGAAAACCATGGTCAGCGAATTGGTGGTAATCAGCCCAAAGCGCCGCGTGCCCTTGGCGCGCGCTTTCGCGGTTGCGGGCTTATACCCCCGCGCCGCCAGCGCCGCCTTTTCCCACCAGAACATGACGAAATCGGCACTTTGCGGAATTTTGGGATAGGCTTTGCGCAAGGCTTCGGCATAGCCATCGCCCAGCGCGTCGCGCATCCGCTTATTCCCGATAAAGGGCGGGTTGCCCACGATAAATTCGGCCTCTGGCCATGTCGCGGGCTGGGGTTTGGTGTAGTCCAGCACGGGCGTGCGGGCGTCCGGGTCTGGCACCGCTTCGCCCGTGACAGGGTGCAGGATGGTGCCCTGCCCATCCCATCGGGTGACGGGTGCGCCCGTATTATCCAGCCGGGGCTTGGTGCCCGCATAGGTCAGCACCGCGTCGCGGTTTTCGATATTGCGGAAATCGCGCAGCACGGGTTCGGATGGGCTGGCCTTGCCATGGGTGCGGAAATGCCATTGCAGATAGCCAATCCACAGCACCAATTCGGCCACCGCCGCCGCCCATGGGTTCAATTCGATGCCTAAAAATTGGTGCGGGTCCACCGTGTGGCCCGCCAGCGACAGGGCCGCTTGATCCTCGCCCAGTTCGGTTAGCAGCGCGGTCACTTCGCCTTCAAGCCGTTTCATCAGTTCGAGCGCGACGTAAAGGAAGTTGCCAGAGCCGCAAGCCGGGTCCAGCACGCGGGTGTCGCATAGGGCCGCATGGAAGGCGCGCACCGTGTCGCGGGCTTGCTGCATCTGGCCTTGGTTTGCATAGGTCAGCGCTGCCGCCTGCACATTGCGCCAATCGGCGCGCAGCGGGTCCATGATGGTGGGCACCACCAGCCGTTCGACATAGGCGCGGGGCGTGTAATGCGCGCCCAGCTTGTGGCGCTGCCGCTTGTCCAGCGCGCGTTCCAGCAGTGTGCCGAAAATGGCGGGTTCGACCTCTTGCCAATCCTTTTCGGCGGCGTCGATCAACAGGGATAGTTGCACGTTCGACAGGGGCAGCGCGCTTGCGTCTTTGAATAGGCCACCGTTGAATTTCAGAAGATCGGCCATCAGCACGCCCGAAAAGCCGCCATCATTCATGACTTCCCAAAGATTGGTCAGCGCGGGGGCGGCATGTTCTGGACGCCCGCGCAGCTTGGTCAGCAGTTCGGTGAAGCTGCCGCGCGGGATTAGGTCCACATCCTCTGCAAACATGGTGAACAAGCACCGCATCAGGAAATTCGCCACCGCCTCGGGGGCGTGGCCTTGCCCTTCGAATGACTTGCCCAGCGCCGCCAACTTGTCGGCCACTTCGCGGGTGACTTGGGCCGCAATCTTGGACGGGTCGAGCGTGTGCGGGTCGGTCCAGATGGTGCGCAGTCGGTCGCGAATCTCCGACTTGCGCAGGTCGTCTAGCTTGATCCGGTAGCGGTTCCCGTCCGGGTATTGCGTGTAGCCCTGCCCTTGGCCGGAAAAATCGGCATAGACTTCGATCACATGGCCCACATCCACCACCATAAGGAACGGGGGCCAGCCATCATCCCGCGACACGGCACGGGCATAGCCATCGGCTTGGCTGCGCGCCATCAGCATGGTGTTATCCCAGCCGCGCGTATTGCGCGTGCCATGGCCCTTGCGCTGGGCCTTGGGCAGATCGGCCAGCAGCAGGGCTTGGCGGTCATCTTCGGGCTTGTCGGCGGTCACGCCCTGTTTCGCTTCCATCACGAAATGGCCCGCGCGATACAGGTCGATAAAGCCGCGCGATTTGCTGCCGGTGTGAATGAAGGTCACAGGGTATTCGAAATGGTAAGCGTGCGCAGTCGGCTTTTCGGTCGCGGGTGCTGGGCGCGGCACGTCCAGCACGTCGCATAGTTCGTAGGCGAAGGTCTGGAAATTCGCCCGTTCGCTGCCGCCCGATTGCTTCCAGCGTGAAATGAAATCTTCAATATCCAATGTGTGCCTGCCCTAGCGCGAAATCCGGCGCGGTGTTTCAGCTACAGGGATAGCGGGCAAAGGCGCGGGCGTTCAAGGTTTACTTCACTTGGGCTGTGGTTCCGGTCTCCATGGTTATTCAAAGTATTTTCCGGCCAGCGGGTCGAGCGTGCCCAAATCCGCAGCGACCTTTTCACGACTTGCCGGGGTCAGTCCGAATTCTGCCATCCCCGCTTGCAAGCGCCGCCATGCGTCATTGCGCATTGCCACAGCCGGATGCGCGCGAAACATGATAGCGCCGCTTTCGGTTTGCGCTTCATAGGTTTCCCCGCCAGCGGCTTCGATTGCATCCCGTGCAGCCTGCCAGTCGCCCAGCGCTTCGCACAGCATCGCCAGCGCCAGCCCATCAGCTTCGGTCAGCACCCCGCGCACCGCCAACATATCGGCCAGCCCCGGCCAGAATTGCGCCCCCCGTTCCGATAGAAATGCAGGCGGGCTAGGTTGCCCGGTTGCGCAAAGCGCAGGGGCAGGCTTGCCGCGCCCAGTAATGGCGCGAAGGCTTGCAGGTGTCGGCTTGCGTCCTTTCATCGGGTTTTTCCTTTCAATTTCGGTTTGCGTTTTTCATTTCTCATGCGCCGGTCCCCGCTTCGGATGCCCCAAGCTTTTCGGGTGCCCCCCGCCCTGTGCCCGAGCGGTTGCAGACGGCAGGTCAGCGGCCAGTGTCAAAGCCCCGTGAAGGTCAAGCGGCAAGCGCGCCACTTCATGCCCGTCGCGCCACACATGCAGCACTGGCCCAGCCTTACAGTGACCAGCGCTTGCCCGGTCATAGCTGCCCCCTTTCGGTCGGCACCGCCCGCCCGAGTTCGCCCAGCAGCACCAGTCCAGCCGCGCGCAGCTTGGCTTCGGCCTGCCATGCGCGCGTCACCCCCCAGCCCAGCGCAGCGGCCATTGTGCCATAGGTTGCAGGCCCGTGAAGGCGCAGCCGGTCGAGATATGCGCCCGGGTCCGGGTCCAGCCCATCGGCCCGAGCGGGTTCAGGGTCGGCCCTGTTCCCCTCGGGCAAAACCGACATAACTGACGAAACCCCGCTTGCAGGCGCACCGCTTGCATCGGGTCGGGTGTCATGCGCCGGTTCCGTGTCGGCTTCGGTTGTTTGCTTCGCAGCCTGTAGCCATCGCGTCATATCAGCCCCCATGAATTGCCGGGTTCACCAGAAACAGCCGTTGCGGCCTCCCGCCTTGCGGGTTCGCGGGCGGGTCAATCGGGCGGATGCAATCGCCGTCGGTCAGCAGCACCAGCGCCGGGTCCAGTTCGGCTTTGCTGCCCAGTCCCGCGCGGTCGAGCCGCAACACTTCGCGCGATGCGAAGCGCTGCCAGCCTTGTTCCCGAATAATGCCCACCAGCCGCCGCGCTGCGCGTTCGGGCTTGGGCGTTGCTGCGTCGGCATAGGCCCGCCGCGCCATTGGCAACAGGTAGGCTTCCACCAGATGCGCCGCGCGCCCGAAGTGTTGCACTGTGATTTCATGCGGCTGTTCTGCGCCATCGGCTGCCCAGTCGAGAAAGCCCAGCACCAACGCCAGCCGCGCCGCCATCCCCGGAAGCTTGCCCACAAAGGAAAGCATCAGCCCTTCGGCCCCGGCTTCCCATTCGCGCAGTATCGCGCCCAGCCGTTCGATTGTTCCATCATTCACCACCAGCCGAGGGATATGCGGGGGCGGCCCTGCATCGCAGCCGGTCGGCCTATCGGGGGGCGTGTCACCGGCCTTGATTGCCGCCTTTGCGCTTTCTTTCCACGTCGCTTCCGCCAGCTTGGCGAGTTCGGCCTTTTCTGCCCATGCCTTGCGCTGGGCTTCCGCCGCTTCGCGCAGCGGGCGTTCGGCCTTGCGCAAGGGTTGCAGTGCCGCGTCAATGGCGGGGCTTTTGCCAGCGCTGGGCAAGCCGATGCACATTGCCCAGATAACAGGCGGTTCGGCCCATCCCCGCCAAGGTGAAGCCCAGCGCGCATTCCCGATTGTCGCGCCCGCCACGGCCAGCATTGCCGCGAAGGCATAATCAGCGGGCGCGCCCTTGGCTTCGGCTGCATCTTCCACCCATTGCGCCAAACGCGGCCCCAGCACATCGCGCAGGGGCAGTTCCGGGGCGGGGGGCAGTTCGGCCCGCAGATAACGCGGGGCGGGGTCAGGCCATGCAGGCTTGAAGGGGGTTTCTTTCGGCTTGGCTTGCGCGGTCATGCTGCCACCGCCTTTCCTGTCAGAATGTCATTGAAGTCGGCCCCGGTTCCGGGGTCGAGAATGCCCACCATCCAGCCCAGCCCGTGCGCGCATTCGGCCAGCGCGTGCGCAGCTTCGCGGCCCGCCGTGTCGCCATCGCAAGCGATTGTCAGCCGCCCCGGTTGCGCAGGAAGGTGCAGCCCGCGCAGGCCAGAAGTTGAAAGCGCCGCCCATACCGTCGCAGGGGCGTCCAGAAGTCCGCACAGCAGCGACAAGCCGCTTTCAATGCCTTCGGCCACCACCAGCCGCCCCGGCCCGTCAGTGAGCCGCACAGCGCCGCCAGCGGTTGCCCCCAGCATCATCTTGTCTGGGTCAATGTCAGCTTTGCCCGAGCCATCGGGGCGCAAGAAGGTTCTATGCACAGCAGTCAATCCCGCGCCCTGCACCGCCGCCACCATTGCCGGATAGCGTTTCGCCGTCGGCCCGTGCCATGCTTCCGGGTGACAGCGCAGGGTGGGGGGCAAGGGGCAATCAATGCCCCGCCCGCGCAAATAGGCTTCCGCCATCGTGCCCGCGATAGGCTTGGCTTCCAGCCAAAGCCGCTTGGCTTGTGTCGCCCGCTTTTCGGCTTCGGCCTTTGCGTCGCGTTCGCGCTGGGCAAGGGTTGCAGCATCCGGGGGGCGATAGTCACCAGAGCGCAGCCCCGTCGCCGCCAGAATGTCGAGAAAGGCGCAAGCGCTTTTCTTGCAGTCCAGCACCAGCCGCCCGTTTCGGCCATCGGCAAGGGTCAGGGCGTTTTGCGCTTTCCGCCGTTCGGGCTGGCATACAGGGCAAGGTGCAGCGCCATAGCGGCCATGCCAGCGCCCGCCCAGCTCTAGGGTTAGGTAGCGTGCATCAGTCATGCCAGCACCCCCCATATGCGCGCCCCTGCCAGCCCAAGTGCTGCCAGCGTTGCGGGGTCGAGGGTTGCCGCGAAGGCTGAAAGGTGAAGCCGGGTCAT